ACGTGGATGCCACAAGGGGCAGGCCATACCACATAAGCAGCAAAGTCCTCAACGAGAGGCTCCGCAGCCCATAGGATGTCAACTGCGTACATTGGTGAGGTCGTGATGCATTGGCCTTCGGCATCCGTTCCCCATTGGGTGCAAAGATGCCCGAGTTCTACAACCGCAGTCACTTTGGTAGCATCCCAAGTTACCTCACCATCGGTGGTCTCAATCTTTGCTTTAGCCGTAGCCCACTGGGTAGGCGTGAACTCGTATTTTAAGAATTTCATAAGGTGGTAAGTTCTGCCAGTTGGGCGTTGGTTAAACGGGTCTTGAATAGTAGGGCTTGGCTTAACGGCAACTCGGGGTTTAATGTGCCGCCCCAATTAAAATTAAGGTCGGCAAATGCACTACCGCTAAATGCTGAGGTGTTTGTGCTTGACACTTGGGCTCCGTTTAAGAATACGGCAGAATCTCCCGTTTTGTATGCAATAGCAATTTTATTATTTCCGTTTATTGGGACTATTGAACTTGCAAATGTCCAAATTGTAGAACCACTTACAATCAAACGAGCGGTAAAGCTGGCTCCGCCCTGTTCTTTTCTCAACCAAAGTTGTGTAGTTCCGCTTATTATTTGTACAATATATTCGTTTGGATAAGAGGCTAACAGTCGGTTGTTAAACTCAACGAAAACAGTCCCCTCAGTCTGCCCAATCAAAGAACTAATGCCCGTCTTTGAAGCAGCATCCGCAACCCTTGTAACTGATGCCGAAAGCGTGGGGATGTACGAGGTGGCGTAGGATGCAGCAAGTTCGCATTGCGGCCTGCTTAAAATCAAGGTGTTTGCAGCTGGTACGGTAGCAGCCGTACCGCTTCCTATTCTTACTCCGTGCAATGCGGCCGTGCCGAGTGTAAATCGGTATTCAACTCGTCCCGCTTGTATTTGGGCTGACGCTAATACCGAAGCACCGTTTAGAAAAAATGCAAAAGCTGTGATGTTAGGCGATCCCGTCAACCTCACTAATTCTTCATATTTTAGAGCGCCAGTTATTGACTCAATATAAAAAGATATTGTATGCGTAGACGCTGTAAAAGTTATGCTTTGTTCAATATTTAAAGAGCCACCGCCAGTGTTCGCAAAACTCAAAGCATTTGAGCCGACGCCAAGTGTAGAAATTACTTTAGTAATTGTGCCATTATTATTTGCAAGCGTCCAAGACGTTGCAGGAGCGCTACCAGTCCAATCTGCGTTTAAAAACATATTAGTCCTCTGCGGCTCCAAGAGAAGCTTAGGGCAAGTGCTATTTAGGTAGTCCAAACGGGGTAAACCGCTCACTGGGCCAACGCTTACCGCTGCGGTGGTGGTGGGGATGTAGTCTGTTGCTATGTCTCCCGTTTCTAATTGGGCTCCCCAAATAAATGCGCCATCGGTTCCGTTTCCTATGAAAGAGTCTGGCACGAGTAAAGCAGTCGCAAGGTTTATTCTGACGATTTCATTCGCTGCTATTGACGTAAACGTAATAACGCATCGGAACCATCCGTTGCCAGCATTTGAAATTGATGCAGTAACACCGCTACTAAGTCCACCAACTGTACCAGTTGTTAAATTAAATCCTGCGCCATTAGTTCCTATTCTAAGCTGGATGATATCAAGTTCACTTTTCTTTCCGTAGACAGAAAAAGTGTTAACTCCTACCGCACTGGTTGTAGTTTGGTCAATTCTATGCTGAACGGCTAATCCCGTGCCTACTGCTGCAACAAGCTTGTCGGCAGTTAATGTACCATCGGGCGCAGTTGTAGCATTTGCGGTGATGGTTGCAGTCTGAGCAGTCCAGCTTGTTTGGAAAGTTTCGCTCTGCAAAACAAGATTAGTCCGCACCTTTTCAATTAGGCCGTTTGAGGCCACACGGGTGGCGCTTGAGGCACGGGTAAAGGTTAAGTCCCCAGTACCATCGGTCGGCTTGACAGAATACACCTTGCCATTCTTGTAGCCCGAAGGAATCAGTACAAGACTTGCGTCATCAAAATCGCTCATAATCAGTTGTAGTTTAGTCTGTCAATTGCATCCACCAAGCAGGCAAATGCCTCTACCGTTCCACCGTCTGCCACAACACGAGCAGAATACTTTTCAGCATAAGTGAAGGCATTATCAAAGCAAGCAGGCACACCATCACCAGTTAAGGTGCGTGTGTTGTAATCCTCATCTCCAAAGTAGGATGAGCAATATACTTGCCCCCAGTTGATATTATTTGCCATTGTCTTTTAAATAACTCTTTAACTTTATGATATTGCTCTTCTTCGGCTCGTAGGTGCGTATTTTCCCCTCCAACCTGTTTTGCCTTGATTCAAGCCCATTACCCAAGCGTGTTTGTTTTGTTCGCTTCGTGTTGCCCATTCTAAATTATCAATTTGATTATCAGACTTTACTCCGTTCTTATGGTTAACTGTTTCTTTATTGTCTACGTTTGGAATAAAGGCATTTGCTACAAGGCGATGAACGAGGTGATTTGACTTTTTGCCTTCTTTGTTTAGAGTTAATCGGAGATACCCTGTGTCAGTAATCCACATAGTTACAAGTTTTGACTTGTACATATTGTGAGATGGCTGACCAAACTTACCAAGCCTTTCAGCCCTTCTGTCTAAACTGCGGACTCTACCTTTGTTGCTGACTTCATAACATCCTTCAAAGCCTACGACTTCTTTCCATTCTTCTTGCATACGCTTTTTTTATTAAAGATAACTACAAAACCCAAGACGCAAAGTTCGCATCGGTGTCGGGGTAGACATCTGCATTATTGTTTGAATTATATTGAGGGAATGATGCTTGGTTGTAGCTCATATAGGTGATGAACCTGTCGGTGTAGTACTGAGCTAAGTCACGAGCCTTGCCGACCAAATAGTCCACCTCAATCTTCTCTGCGGTAGTGCTATTCTCCGAGTTGTGCTTAAACACCCCACCGTTGCCGATGGTATAAGCAGCAAAAGGCAAGTACTCCACCATCGCCCAATGGATAAGCATCGGCTGAATGTAGTCGTTTACAAGAGCGAGGTAGGGATTGGCAAGAGTATTGGCGATGATGTCATCGCTTATCTTGTCATACAACTTCGTGCCAGTATAGTTTTGGATGTGTATCTCCTGTGCTATCTTAATAAACTGAATAAACTTGTCCGTGTCCACGTTACCGCCTATTGCGGTGTTGCGAACCAAGTCCTCTCTTTTGATGAATAATGCCGTTGCCATATCTTATCGTGGGTTTACAAATCCTTGATTGGGCATATCAACAGGTCGCTTCGCTACGTTTGTAGGATTGGTCTCAAGTACCACGCCCTCCTTCTTTGCCTTGTTTACACTAACCTCTGCGTTGGGGTTGCCTACATCGGGAGTTACGCCTTCGCCTTTTGCCAAGTACGTCTTGCGCATCCAAAAGTGATGGCATCTTGCACCGCCCTTGTATAACCATATTGAATAGGTTGCTGCTCCCTCTACACCGAAACCTGCGTTTACCGCTTGGCCTCCCATACGAAGCACATCCTCCTTGCGGTAGACCTTGCCAGATGCTACCATCTTCTTGCAGAACTCACGGCTATTGGTCTTTGTAGATTCGGGAGCATAAGCATAACGAACCTTGTACCTCTTGCCTTCTGCCGTTACGCCATCTTGGCTGCTCTTGGCGTTAGGGAATGCGCTGCCTGTTGATGCGAATGCGTACTTGCTCAATGCCTGCTCCGCATCGTAGTCAACTGGTCTTTCATCTACAAGTTCCCACTCATCCATATTTACGACCTCGCCTACTTCTTCTAAAGCAGCAAACGCCTCCTCAAACATCTCATCGCTCGGTTCTTGGCTTGACAATTTAACGCCAGTCTCCTCCTCACGGGTCTCCATATCCATAGGCGTTACTACGTCTTCGGTGAACTCCAAAGGCTGAAGGGTCTTGAAGTACAAGTTGAGGCTGATGTCGTTGTACGCAAGAATCATATCTATGCCGTCAATGATAATCTCCTGCTTGGGGCGAATAACAAGGTTATCCAAAAGCGTAGATGCGGTCTTCAGCTCCTCTGCGTTGTTGCCGAGACCCGAATTGTCCTTAATACCCAAAAGCATAGGGCTGACAATACGATGCGAGACCATTATCTTCTGCGTTGCCTCAGCACTCAAGAACTGATACTGCTCCGCAGCATCCGATAACTGCACAGGGTCAACCGTTGCAGCAAGGTCTTTGTTATCGTTGAACGCAAGGATGAACTTGCCAGAGTTTGAGCTACCGCTAAACTTCGTTGCAATCTGCTGCTCTATGCTTCTGCGCTCCTCCTCGCTCGGTACTCCGTTGTTGAAGTTAATCAGCATAGAAGGCGAAAGGCCGTTCTGAATGTTGTTGATGTGGTAGTTGGCAATCTCCTCTTCAAGTTCTGCGTACGGCAGGCCACCTTGATAGTCTACTGGGGAGTAGTAGTAGAATCCTGCTCGGTATGGCTTGATGTAAAGAATCTCTAATCCCTCACGGCTTGTGCCAAATGCAGGGATGCGTACCGCAGTTTCTTTTCTGCCCTTTACGTCTGTCCAATCCTTTGCGTAGTAGTAAGCCTCAATCTCTCCGTCTTCGTTGCACCTTGCGGCTCGGAGCGTCTCTACGGGGATGTGCTGCACCTCTACAATCATATTGTGGTCTTGCGAGTACACCACCTGCATACTGCATTGACCCATCATCACATAGTCGGCAACAACCTTCTGCAAGCAGGCTTTCGTGAACAATCCACGCATCGCTGCGTACTCGCTCGGCTTCTTGGCAGAGTCCGTTGCATCCAAGCCCTTACCGAAGGTCATATCCATCAAGGAATTGAGGATAGCGTTATTGGTGGGTGAGCCGTTGTACCTGTCAATCAGATACCCGAAGTAGTCGTTGTTGTCTCCGTATTCAATGTAGTCCTTACCCTGCACCTCTTTAACAACAGGTGTGGTGTAGGAACTGAAGTTCACAACGTGGACTTTAGATGATGATGTACTCATTGTCATAGCTTGTTTCTTCGGTGTAGACGTTTTGGTTCACCGTAAATTTATCGAAATCAGTTTGTGAAGTTACGAATACCCTGTCTCTGTATATTAGATTTCCCGATGCGAATACCTTCAACCCATAGAATCTATTGTTGACAAGGCTAAACGTGCCTGTAAGGGTCATAAAACCATCAGCAGAGGCAGCAGTAACCGCAGGTGTTGCGGTGGTGTTTGTTGATTCATCAATCAAGGCAATCGTTACGCTCGCAGGGAATGTGCGCGGTATGATTACAATGGCTTGTGGCGAGGCTGATACTTGAAGGATATGCATCTTAAATAAATAACCTTTTACTTTGGATTTGTTTGAAAATAGAAAAGGGGCTTACGCCCCCTTAACTATTTTACTACGTTAGTAGGATATATTACAAAACTAATTTTGCTTTGCCAACAATAAACCCTAAATCGCTTTCGGCGGAGCTTGCTGAACGACTCATCATATCAATAGCTGCGGTTGCTTCTTTTAAATCAGGAATTGCAGAAACATCAATGCCAAGTTCTTTTGTCATTTCAACTGCATTGATAAATGATTTCTCATTAGCCTTTTTTAAAGTTTCAACTTTTTGAAATAATGCCGAAGCAGTTTTCTCCATTTCAACCAAAGCCTTTGCCGCAGCATATAACTGAGTGCTACGCTTGTCAACATCGCTAATCATTGTCTCGGCTTGTTTCATCAACATAGACGCTTCTTTTAAGTATGGCGTAAATGCACTTGCAAGTTCAACCTTAATTAGTTGGGCGGTGCGTACTTCCTCGCCAATTTTGGCGATTTTAGAAAAAATTTGTTTGCTCATTTTATTTGTAAATATAAGGGGGCTTGCGCCCCCCTAATTGATTTAAGAGTTTGAACCTACGACAATCGTGTCGTTAGCACCTGCAAGTCCTGCGAATGGATTGGCAGTAGTAGCACCTGCGATGAAGTTGGCAGGCATTGTCTCCTGTCCCTCCATTGTCAAAGTGTAACCAGATAGGTCACCCATTGCAGCTCCTGTTACAATCGTTCCACCCGTTACTTCAGCACCATTCACCATACCCATAAGGAAGGCGTTGCCGTTGTAGTCTTGTACCACAACGTAAGGGCGGCCATAAGCAAGCAGCTTCAATTCTTTGTTGTCCTCCTTTGTGAGTTTGGTCAACGTCAAATTCAAAGTCTGCGTGAAGAAGGTTGTGCCATTATCACGACTTGAGTTGAAGGTTTGCTCAAAAGAGCTATTGCCTTTTACAAGATATTGGTAAGCAGAGAATGTACCACTAATGTTGGTTACCTCATCGTTGGTGAGGGTAATAGTACCCAAGTCACCATAATCTACGAAGTACACCGCACGGATACCACCTGTTACGTCTTTACAGGGTACTGCCCTGCCTTTTGTTAAATCACACGCCATTGTTTATTGGAATTAAAAAAGAGGGCAAGGGCATAGCCCGAGCCCCCTCTTGGTTAATCATTATACGGATTAAGAGTAAAGAACTACGTCTGCTCCGATGCCGTACTGAACTCCTGCGAAGAAGCGAAGGATTACACGGATGTTGTCTGAGCCGTCAAGGTCAGCCATATCAAGAACACGAACTTCGTTGCGCTCGTTCAAAAGACCTGTTCCGAAGAATAGGTTTGAAGCTTGAGCAGCGACCATCTTGTTAGAAGGTAAGCCGTTACACATTACAACCTTGATGCCATCAAAGAACAAGTCTCCGTTGCCATACCAAGTAGTGCCTTTGTTGTCAACACCATTTGCTCCAAGACCTGAAGTTCCGAATCCACCAAGCGCACGGACATAAGCCTTTGCTACGTTTTGTGGGACAAAGATTTGAAGGTCTTCCTTGCCATAAAGGGCAGAAGGAATAGCATCTACAACTTTACCAAGTTCGGTGATTACGTTTGCAGCCGTCACGGTTGTGGCAGTTACGTCAATAACGTCAGAGTCAGCAGTCATCAAAGAAAGGAATCCTGAGAACTCACCTGCAGAAGCAGCAGCTCCGTTCCAAATGTTCTGCTCAATCTTCTGTGAAGTCTTTGCGGCAACGTGGGCGATAAGGAAGTCAGCGAAAGAAGCAGGGATGCTATCGTAAGCAGAGAAACCCATCTGGCCACCAATCCAAGAATCGTAGTAGTCCTTCTTGCAAAGCTGCAAGTTCACTTGGAATGGCTCAACCTCAAGGATGCGGTCGGTCAAAGTCAAGGTAGAAGTTGCATCAAAATCACAAGTGGCATCTTTTACGATGTCGTTTGTGTTCACCTTCTGAAGGGTGGTGCGGTAGTTTACGTTGGGAAGAATCTCAATGAGACCTTTGTCCAAAGTGTTTGCGCTCAAAAGAGCAGCAGAGATGTACTTACTGGCAAATTGGCCAGCGTACGAAGTTGTGATTGAAGTGGTTGTAGCCATTGTTTATTTGTTATTTGTTGATTCGTGCAAGGACTCGGTCAATCGCTCTTTCGGGGCGGTTTGAACTCATCTTTTGAACTTGCTTTGTTTCGGGATTATGTTTGATGGCTTTCGCAGCAGGTGCGGCAGATAGTTC